AAACATTCATAGGAGTCGTAAATTCTAAAGTATATATTGTAGACTTAGAAGTACTATGTAAACCGTCAGTCGCTTTATATCTTAAAGTGAAACTTCCTGCATTTGCTTCTACAGTACTAGGCGTGATAGTAAAAGCGTTACTAGATTGAGAAATAGTTGCTTGTGATTGGTTTGATGGATTAGTATCATATGAATATTCAATAGGGAATCCTTCTGGATCGCTGGCTACAACAGTTTGATTTGTTGCAGTTCCGTCAATAGCCAACGCTGCGGATGTTGGTGGTTCTGTTGCCCATTCCGGTACGGCGTTTGTATCTGTATATATCCTGTCCCATTCAGTACCATCCCAAACATAGACTGCTTTTGTATCAGTCGCGAAACCAAAATCTCCAGCAGTGTTTCCAGAACTAGGAAATGCGGCAAGGTTTGCATATGAGGTTGGCGAAGAAGATGCACCAGCAGAACCAGCGGCCCCTGCTGGACCTGCTGGACCTGATACTGATACCCACTGTGAAGATGATCCATCATTATAGTAAACATAAAGTACTGCTGATGCAGTATTAAACCATATCTGTCCAGGTTCTGGATTTGCTGGTGGATTAGCCGAATTTACATTAATTGAGTTGGCAACATCTCTCCACACACCTTTAGTAGAATTGTATATATATGTAATACCATTAGCATGTAACTGCTGTCCATTTGATGGGCTTGCTGGGAAATCTACCTTTGCCATAGTTTTTCTATTCTCTCTTATAATAACTATCTAATATAGTGTTACAAATATGAACGGATTCATCATAACCTTTTCTAAATCGGTTTTTAATGTATCCATTATTCCTAAACCATATAAGGTTATTTATATGTCCATTTTTTTTATCACTCGGAATTTCTAAATTTTCTATAAGATTTTCATATTGATATCTTAAACTAAGCAATTCTGCAATAGATTTCATGCGATTTCCTCATATAATTGTTTCCAATTATCGTATCTTTCAATATAACTATCTTTATTATGATCGTGCGCTATTAAAACAGAATTTAATCCAAATTTATCTCCTGTAACAGCATTTTCATGTTTATCTTCTATCCATAAAAATTCGCTATCTGCGTATGGCTTTAACGCATCATCTTTATCAGCACCAACGTCAAGAAAAATGTATTTTTCAAAAGCACTTTTGCCAAATAATCTTTCAGTATTTTCAATTCTTAATTTTCCAGCCCAAGTATTTTTAGACAATGACGTTATCATATGAAAAACGTAACCATGTTCTTCATGTAATTTTTTCACATATTTTATAGCATCCCTCAGAGGTGGGAGCCATCCAATGCGAGATGATTCATTAAAATACCTTACAAGTTCGCGTTTTTTATCGTCACTTATGTTATATTTTTTTGCCATGTCATATGATTCTTCATATTCTTTATTAATCATATATCCGTTACTAATCATCCATTCACCAAATGCTCTCTCCCAATCCATAAGGACGCCATCACAATCAGTCAGAATTATTTTATCCATAATATGCCTTTTTAATTTTTATAAACTTGGATCATTATCTTCATCATCAAACTCACTAATACCATCTAAAAGCGCATAATTTATATTATTACCTTTTAAATTAAACCTTGGTTTTTCATCAACCTCACGAATTCTAGTATCTTTATTTTGTGAGTGATTTTTATTTCGGTCACGCTTCTTATTTCGTGGGTCATATCTACCGAATTTTGCCATTTTACTTCATCTTACTCCTTTGAAAAAATTAATTTTAATGTCTGTGGTCCTGCGATACCATCAACAATACATTCATTTGCTTTTTGCCATGCTCTTAATGCTTCTTCTGTTCCTGGTCCAAAATCTCCATCTGCCGTAATTCCCAAAGCCTCTTGCAATTTTTTTACAGTGTCTCCTTTAGAACCTTTACGAATAAGACTATATGTTACGTCATCATTATCTTCTCCAGCATCCCAATGTTCTCCTAACACTTCTAGTGCGTGAGCATAATGCTTTTTTCTATCAGCCAACCCAATAGTACCACCGTTAATTCTTTTTGTCATGGTAATAATATCGTTATTATCACAATGTTTATTAATATTATTTGTACGCCAAAACCAGCAAGCACTTTCAATAGCACCTTGTTTTGTTCTCACATAATCTGTAGCATCTTCGGCAGTCATATTAACACTTTTACCAAATGCTGTGTAATTGTGTCTACCTGTTAATTGTAGTATTCCACCACCCCTAAAACGCCATCCATCACCAGATGCAGTATCACCATTCTTCATACGATTTGCATAAATATGATTAGCAATCATTGCTGGTTCTCTATGATAGTTTTTAGAAGAAACCCCAGCGCGTTTAAAATATTTTCCAAAAATAGCATCAAGTGCCTTTGCACTGTAATTTAAATTTTCTGAAATAGTTTTATAGTTTGCACTTTCATGTGCTGTTTGGGCTAAGAAACCAGCAACTCTATTTTTTGTAGTAATATCATATTTTGGAAACATTTCTATCATGGCATCATACCATTCATCAACGTCATCTCTATGTAAAATTTCTTTTAGTTGTTCTTTTGTAAACTCAAAATCCATCTTGTCCGTACTCCCTTGTGTTTTGTATTTCTACAACAAGACTTTCGTATCCACCAATATGATTACCATTCCAAAATATTTGTGGAACTGTAGGTACTGACCCTATCTTTTCTAATAATTCACTATAGATATCCAAGTCTGTTGCATCTTTATATTCATATCTCAAATTATATTTTTTTACTAACGCTACAGACTTATCACAATAATCACAATTATCTTTTCCATAAATCTCAATCATTTTCTCTCTCCATATGCGATTAGATATTTAACATCTCTTTTGTCATTATATAGTCACGAACTAAGTCAGACCTAACGATATCTTCCCACCCAAAATTTACAATACGAAAAAATCTCATTTGCTCAATAATATTCATAAATTTAATAATTCCATCACTCTCATCTTTAAATTTAAAATCTGTTTGTTTATGATCACCACAAAAAATGACGCGACAATCTTTACCAATTCGTGTTATTACAGAATCTAATTCATGAAAATTTAGATTTTGCATTTCATCAATAACCACAATAGCCTGATCAAAAGTACAACCTCTAAGAAAAGAAGTTGTTTCAAACTGTATTTTATTTGCAGTTTTCATTTTATTATAAGCACCCTCAAATCCAAATAATTCAGAACATACTAAACGATATGGTGCTTCATAAGATGATTCTTTTTCTTCTTTCGTTCCCGGCAGAAATCCTTGATCGCGAGTTGTTACCGCTGATCTAAGAACAATAATTTTACGATAAATGTCTGGATCATTTAACATTGACTCTAAAGCAAGATATAATGCTATAAAAGTTTTTCCAGTGCCAGCACTACCCGATAAAATTAAATTTAATTCATCATCCCAATAGTCAAATGCTTTACTTTGGTTTTGAGTTATTGGTTCAATTTCTTCAAGATCGTCTATATTAACAGTTAATGAATTATTCTTTTTCATGTTTTAATAGTATTACCTCTACCAGAACCTTCTTTAGTTCGCTTCATCAAATCTTTAAATCCATCAGGCGTCTTTCCAAACATATCTTTTACACCACCCACTAAAAGTGGTGCGGATAACCCTTGAATTAAATCAGAATTTTTTAGTATTTCTTGTAATTCTGAATATGTACAGTCAACATCATAATGTTCATTTGTTTTTATATTTTTTATGGTATAATTAGGCATAGTTTCTCCAAGAACTTTCTCTATATCTATACAAATATTATACCATAAAAATATATATTGTCAAGTAGTTATGCTGCTTCCACTCTTTTTGTGGTAATATAGTTGTCCAAATATTCCTTTTTTGCTTTTATTTTTTTTACAAGATCAAGTTTACCTTCAGACTCTAATTTATTTACGAACATTTCAAGTTGTGCGCTGTCTTGTTGTAGTCTTTGAAGTTGCTGTTTGGACATAAGATTCTCCTTAAAGTAAAATGCTGGACACTCTAAAAGAGTAACCAGCATTACAGATATTGAAATTAGTATAAAAATCATTAGGGTTTAACTAATAATTTTGGAAATGCTTCTAGAACGACTGATTTTGGAACTCCTGTTATTGGTTTTTTATTTGTCATTTGAATAACTAATTTAGCATCCTCTGGATGGATGGACTCTAAGAGTTTAATGAATAACATCTCTCTCTTTGCTTTTGGTAACTGATCACCTTCAAGTCCCTTTACAAAATATTTGAATTGTTTGTTGAGTTTAAGTAAGTTTGAGGCGTCATTATAACCATCACTAGGTTTATGTGGTGGTTCACCTTTAGGAACATTCCATACAACTAATTTATCATATGTTCCTCTTAAAATATCTCTGAGTGCGGCGGTATTATCCCTTTGAAGAATTTTTATCTTTTCTGGATTTGCTTTCGCTTCCCTTGCGGCACTAATAACTTCATGAACTAACTTCACCATTTTATATAAACTCCTGTACACATTCAAGTAATAATCTGCATCTTTTTGATACTAAGTATGGAAACACTTTACCTTTATTTGACCAAGGGTTTTGCGCTTCGTATGTATTTATAATTTCTGTTTGGATTTTTTGCGGAGTTTCTGTTAAATCAATAAGTTTTTTATTTCTGCAATAATTTCTGTATGTCTCTTCATTCATTACAGACTTTAAATCATCTGCCGCCATCCAAACATCAATCTTTTTTTGCGTTATTGGGGTTTGACGAATTCCATCAGGAAAAGAATTATCTGGTGATAGGATATTTGGAACTTTATCAGATTTACATCCCCTAAAGACATGCTCCATTAAAGTTTCTTTGGCATTGTTAGTCTCTAAAAGTTTTTTACCTATAGGAGAATATTGTTTAATGTTTGAATATCTTTGAAGTTGAACAAAATCTTTATCTGATGAAACAATCATTACTTCTTCATGTTTACCAAACTCTTGAGTTTCTAGTGCAATTTTGGCGATTACATCATCTGCCTCACAACCATAAACTCTCATAGTTTTATAAGGAAAATTTTCAGTAATTTCATCAAATACCATATTAATAATTCTAAATGCCTCTACCCAATCAATGGGTGATTCATCGCGAGATTTCTTTCGCCCTAATTTATATTGAGGAAAAATATCTTTTCTCCAATTACCATCACCATCAGCGACAATAACAATCTCGCCAAACTGCTTCTTATACTTGCTTCTATACATACGAATAGAGTTTAAAATCATGTGCCTTATAATATTTTCATCTAAAGCAATTCTTTGTACCATTATATTAGAGATAGCGATGCCACTATAATCAATTAAAATCATTCTACCTTAGTCTCCATTTTATTCAATAACTATTCTACCATATATTATTTGAAAAGTCAATCATTAAGAACTACTACTCCCTCATGTAATAATCTTTGCCTATTTACCATATGATCTTTTTCTATGTCTGCCTTATTCTGACCAAAATACTTAACTCCATGACCTTCTTCAATCATAATACTAGTCACTCTAACATTTTGCTCATATGAACCACTAACATTTCTCTCAATCAAAAAGTCTCCAAGTATCCTACCAAATTTACCCTTTTTATCTTCTCCAGATTTATCAATCTCTGTTTTTAAAATTTGAATTGATCCAATAGGCAACAGTTCCTTTAATCTTGCCTTACTCGCCAAACCAAATTGTTTTTCTGTCAAATCTTTAGTACGAGATTCAGGAGTATCTATACCCATCATTCGTACTCTTTCTTTATGAACCCATATTCCGAAACCAAGATCAATATCAATGTCTACTGTGTCGCCATCAACAACTCTTAGGATTTTACATTTATATTCGTACATTTTTTAGACCTCTCTTTAGATTGTAACATCTTTTGTATGTCTTCCTTTTGTTTTTTTATGATCTGAGCCTGATTCTCAATCTCTAAAAATAATTTGTCATTCTCACTTATGGTCTCTTGCTTTGGGAATTTTAATATATTATTC